CCCGCGATGCCCGCGCCGCCCGCGCCGCCCTCGACGCCCTCGACGCCCTCGACGCCATCGACGCCCGCGCCGCCCGCGATGCCCTCGACGCCCTCGACGCCCTCGACGCCAAAAAGTCGGCGCTGGCGCGATTTGCGAAGTGGTGCGTGCAGGGCAGCGGTTGGTGGTACTGGCGTTTCGAACTCAGTTGGGTCGCCACGACCTATCTCGGCGCAGCCCAAATAGATAAACCTGATGTGCAGCGATGGAGCAAACCGCTATTTGACGCGTTTCTTGCTGGCGCCTGGCTTGTCCACTGGACGAGCGACACGCTGTATTGGGTCGCGAAACCGCGCGTGCACGTTGACAGTCGCCGCCGCCTGCACAACCCTGCGTATGCAGCGCTCGAGTCGGACGTAGAGAATCTCTACTTCTGGCACGGCGTGATGGTGCCAGCCTACGCAGTCACGCGTCCCGAGTGGATCTCTCTCGATGAGATCAAGATAGAACCCAACGCTGAAGTCAGGCGCGTTCTGATCGAGCGCTACGGCTACGAGCGTTACCTGCGAGACGCGAATCTCGTCTTAGTAGATCAGTGCAGCGAGGATCATCACATCGTTGGGCTGCGAACGGCAAAACTCTTCCGCGAAGAGAGCGCTGGCGAGCCCATCGTGCTGCTGGATATGCTCAACAGCACGCCAGAGCCTGACGGCACTGTCAAGCGCTACGTGATTCCAATCAATCCGGAGGCCTACGGCGGCCGCGCTGCGCGTGAGTGCTTGGCGGCGATGGCATCGACGTGGCGCGATGACGAGGACAACGATCGACTATTTTTCGATCGACCCGAGGACTATCAGCCGATGTGCGAGTCGTGACACGCGACGAACTAAAACGCCGCCCTCGCCAAAATGTTGGTCAGAGATCAAGATCGAAGGGCGGCGTGCCCACGTTCGGCTGGCCAGCCTCGCCAGTCCCGGCGATGCGCGATCGACGCCCCACCGACGATCGCGGATCTGGCAAAAAGGCTCGGCTAGATCGCCCGGCTGCCGACTTGCTCGCCAGGCTTCGAAAATTCGCTGAGCGGCAACACAGGCTTATCGTTGTCGGCGAAGACCATGTAGACCATCCCGTCTCGGATGATGTAGCAGCCCTCGACGACGGTCCCCGATAGCTCAGGATGTCGCTCGACGTGCGGCCTGTAGGTGTAGGTAGCGCGGCGCGCTTGCGCGTGCACCTGCCCGCAATACTGGCCGACCTCGGTGTGCAGTCTAAGCACGTCGCCGTTGCCGGCGAGCTGGTAGGCGACGCCAGAGGGCTCCGATCGCCGCTCGGGCATAGTCGAGCAACTCGTAAAAATGCAAGCGGCGAAGAACCCGATGATGAGGAACCAAAAGCGCCCGAGACGCATGACAACCTCCAATGTGCGACCGCGCAAACGATGAATCCGGCGCCGAGCGCGGAGTGACGCCGGGATCAATTCGCAGTCGCAGCGGGGCGGTCATGTCATGGCCGCTTAGCGATCATCTCGTCCTTGGCGCGCGAGCTAACCGACGAGCCCAGGAAAAAACCCGTGATCCCGCCCAGCACACCGGTGATGATTGCGGCCACCACCATCGCCTTGGTCTCTTGGCTGAAGTCGCCCAGCTGCAGCACCACCACGGCGACGTAGTAGACGAGCGGCAGCAGCAGCACGGCGATCACAAACGCCGGCTGCTTCCAAAACGGCACGTCCGCTGACTTCAAGTTGTAATCGCGCGCCGCGGCGATCCCGCCGCCCCCGGCTTCCTGAAGCTCGAACCAGCGCTGTTCGACCGCATCACGCGCCCGCTGGCGCGCTTCCGGGTCACGCTGCATGCGCTCAACGGCTTCCTGCACGTTCGTCGCTCCTGTGGCCTCCTGGACGATCGCAGCCACCTTCTCCGCGGCCTGCGCGTTCTGCTCGGAGCGCTCGCCCTTGCCGAACAGGCGGATGAGGGACGGGATTGCCTGCGTGAGCGCCGGCAATGCGGCAGCGATGAACGGGGCCATGGTTCGGGGCTCCTGTGAAGTCGAGGTCTGTGAAGTCGAGGTCTGAGAAAGAAACAGGGCGCGCTCGTCTTTGCGCCTGCGCGCCAGGCCGGCCAGCGTGTTGCCGCCGGCCTTGTCCCAGCGCAGCAGCTCGTCGGCAGCGCCGCTGTAGTTGCCTTGGTTGAGCTTCTGCAGCAGCGTGCTGCGCTCGAAGGCGCGCACGCCGACGTTGAACACGAACGACGCCAGTGCGTCGCGCTGGTTGTCGTTGAGTGGCACCGTGACCAGGCGCGCGACCGCGCGCTCCGCGGTGCCCACGTCTTGGCGCAGCAAGTCCTCGGCTCGCTCCTCGGTGATCGTCTGGCCTTCGTGAACGTCGGTCCCAGTGTGCCCGTAGCCGATGGTCAGAATGCCGACCGGATCGCGATACGCCGCAAGCCTCAGCCCCTCGTGCCGCTTCAGCAGGGCGAGGCCGGCGGGTGTCATCGCAAGAACCTCTCAGCGATCCACACCGCGAACCCGCCCAGCACGCCAGAGACGGAAAGGCCAAGCCACGCAGCGCCCTTGCCTTTGTTTGCCAGCTCGAGCAGTTGCTTCACATCGGCGGCGAGATCGTGCACGTCCTTTTCGAGACGCTCGACGGTCGCTTGCAGCGCGCCGAACTGTTGCGGGTCGATCATGGAGCGGCGGCGCTCAAGGTCACTCACTTGCCGACCCATCCGGTATTGCCGGTGCCGCTCTCTTTGACGTACAACGATGTTCCGGCACCGCCATCTGCGCGCCTGTACCTTGAGCCAACGCCGGCCGCGAGGGAGCCCTCCGGCGTCCCAGTACCTTCGACCTCGTAAATCGCGCGCTTCAGATTGATGACATCAGCCCGGAACTGAGATCCGCCGATATATTGCCCGCTCGATCCTTTTGCTGTGACGTACTCACCGAGGGCTGCGCCTCCGGATAGGCTTTGCACGTACCCGCCACCGGCTGAATTCCGGAAGTTGACGGTCATCGACACGTTGTCGATCGTGATCGCCGAATTTGCGCTCAACAGGACCCCGCCGTTAGCGAAGCCTTCGGCGTATCCGCTGATTTCGACGTGCCCCGCTGAATTGCTCAGAATCGCGATGTACTGCCCAGCTGTTTCTGCGTAGAAACGGCCTCTTAGGCTGAATTTCCCCTGCGACTGGTCGTTAATCACGTAGGTGGCGGCACCGCAGAAAAACTGCCCCGAAAAGTCACAGTTTTCACCGTTCGAGTAGTTGATAACGCGCGTGCCGCCCGCGCCGCGAGCAACGCCATGCCAACCGCACCGCTTATTTAGCCCGCTGCCCTGTACGGCCACCGGATACAGGCTGATGTTCGAACCAGCGTCGTTCGTGCCGTCAACCGTGCCATAGAAGGCACAATCCAAGCACCCGCCGCCATACTCGATCCCGTAGTGGCTGAAAGCCTTGCCCGTGAGCAGCCCGGTCGCCCGCTCAACCTCAAAGAGCGAAAGATTCATTGAGCCGCCGTAGCTCTGGACGTCGATGCGTGCGTTGCGCACCGTCCAGACCTCGCAACAGATCGCAGAGCTGTTTGTCGCGCCAACCGGCATACGAACCTTGGCGCGAATGTTGGCGTTCAGATAGCGGTACGTCGCACCTTGGCCGCGGATGCTCATTGCCGGGTTGGCAAAACTCGCCGCTTCGGCAGAAAGGTCGATCGTCACGTCGATGTCTGGGCCTTGCCGGTCGGCCGTGTCGCTCGACATCGTGTTGAAGATTGCCATGTTGTTGCCGCCGGAGAACGAGCCACGCACCTTTAGCTGCGTCACATTCGGCGCATAGATCGCGTAGCTCGTCCATTCAGAGATTTTTACGTCGAACGAAGGCCGCAGGACGCCGGCGGTTATGCTGACCATCCCCCCGCCAGAGGCGTTAGCGCGGTTGCCGTCGATCTCTCCGATGAAACTGAAATCATTTGCAGAGACCACGATAACGTTGAGTATCGACGCGTCTTTGAGCTTGAGCTTTGCCCCCTTTTCCACGATCCACGTTTGGCCGGCGACGTTCGCGGCCAAGCCGGCAACGATGTACGTGCCTGGCGCTGGGAAGTAGACAACGCCATTGACGCCAACCGCGTCGCGCGCAATGTGCACCTTCGCCGTATCGTCGGTGGTGCCGTCACCAACAGCGCCAGCGTCGATCTTGACGTTGTATAGACGCCCGATCTGGTTGGCGGCGTGCAGCGTAGTAGCGATCGAGCCCGCCTCACTGCGTCGTGTCGCAATTAGAGCGTCGCCTTTCGATGTATCGCTGCTATTCGCAAGGTCAGTGAGGACAGATGCTGCATCGCCAGCGGTCGGCGTAAGCACGGTGGGATTGCCGCTTGAGTCGAACCCCATGGTCCGATTGGCCCGCGAGGCCGCGGCGGGCAAGCTACTTAGAACCTCACCAAGCGGCGTCCTAATGGCCCGCTCTATGACGATCGAATTCTGCTCCTGCAGCGCGAGCCAGACGCGATCAAAGTCTAAGTTCACCGTCGGCGCAGCGAACGCGCCCGCGATCTGATAATCGGTGTCTCGCTTGAGCAGCGTCGAGCGATACAGCAGGATCTTTGCGCCGTTGGCCGGCGCGACTGTGAAGGTGACGGTCCCGCCCGCCTGCTGGCCTTCGCCCGCGATCGTGTAATCGACGTTCAGTGTCTTGATGACACTGTCGACCGACACGACGAGATCGCCCTCGGCGCCGATGTAGAAGCTATAGGGGAAATTGACCGTCGCGCCGTTGCCGGTCGCTGAGGTAATCGGCGTCTGAGCTGTAACGGTCATCCCGGCGGTCCCTGGTGGCCGCCGGGCGAAGCTCTAGGTTTCGAGGCTCACGTCATGGACGCCCGAGTGCGGCGCCCAATGCTGGCGCTGATGCGTTGGCGATTTCTCGCCTATCACGCGGGTAATGCGCACGGGGGTTGCAGCGATGGCTCCGGCCGCGGAGTCGAGGTAGTCGTCGGGCTGGTTTTTCGACGCCGGGTTGAAGTCGCGCATCTGGTCCTCGACGGTCTCGATGACGCTCGTGTGCGCCCAGAGTAGGCTCGACAACAGCGCCGGCTCAAACGCCTCTAGGATTCGCGTGTTCTTGCTGGCCCTCGACACGTCCTCGCTCACCGCGATGCCGTAAGGCTTCAGGTGCTTGCGCACGACGGCCACGAGCAGTGCCGCCGTGCCGTTGGTCTCGATCACGACGTTCGGCACGTGCAGCGGCGCCAGCACGTCGATCATCTGCTTGACTTGGCCGCCTATGAGTTGCCCGCGTTCGTCGAGCTCCTCGAGGTCGCCCGTCAGGCCGACTGCCCGGTGCCAGTACATGCGCCCGTCCTCGCCCTGGAACACGACGCACAGCGCCGAGGCGTCGCCGTTGACCTTGCCGAGAGCGCAGTCCCAGCGCGCTTTGCAGCCCACGATCCGCACCTTGCCCAGCATGAGGATGGGCACGCGGTTCGCAAACGTGAGCGTCGGCTCCGAGTCGTACGGAATCATGCGGTCAGGATCTAGCCGGACCTCGGACAACGGCCGCGCTTCGAGCATGTATTGCGAATCCCAGCCGTTGAGCGTGCGCGTTTCCTTGCGGCGCTGCTCGATCACCGCGCGGGTGAAGCGCTCGGGCCATGCGCACCCGGTGTACACGTCGAGCACAACGCCCGGCGCGCGCGCAAAGGTGATCTCGCCAGCGGCGCGTCGATAGTCGGCCCCGTCAACTAGCAGGCGCGCGTGCTTTCCGATGCCGGCCAGCACATACAGTCCGTCCGCCTCTGGCTCAAACGGGATACGAAAGTGCGTGCGTGCGCCGGTGTCCTCGAAGCGCACGGCGTGCGCGAAAAGCGGGATCTTGAGCACGGCGGCGCCCCCTTCGATCTGGTCCGAGTAGACCGAGTTGTGCGTGTGCGGCGTGCCGATCCACGTCTTTTGCCCGCCGGGCGAGATAATGTGCGTGGACTCCTCCACTTTCGCGCGCAGGTTCTCGCGCATCTCAGCGCTGCGGATGTTCTTTGGCACCTCGACGTCGTCAAAGTCGATGGCATCGGCGCGCTGACCGGTCGCGTTGCCGCCAACGCCCACGGCCTCCATGCTCGCGTTGCGCGCGTCGAGCGCACCCGACACCCAAAACGATTGAGCGCCAGGCTTGCCCTGCAGCATGCCGCCGCACCACGGGTGCCGGCGCAGCACGTTCAGCGTGTCGCGGGTCAGGCGCGTCGCCAGTTTGTCGTCGGCCGCCCAGATGAGCGAGCGCCACTGGCTATCCCGCCAGAGGCAATAGGCTTTGTAGATCGCGTAGAGCGTGGACTTCGCGGCCCCGCGGAACACCATCAGCACGCGCACCGGGTCTTTGCACGTGTCGAGCCAATGGCAGATGCGGACGTGCAGCGCCGGGACGGTCCAGCGCTGTACCTTCGCCCAGGCGAGGAAGAACGCGAGGAACGTGGCGGTCTTAGGAGGTCTTTCGCTTGGCATGCACGCGCTTATCGAACGCTGACTTGCGCGAGGTCGCTTGCACCTGGTCGAGTAGCGCCGTCGCCTCGCGCTCGTACTTCGCGATCTCGGCGTCGATGTCCACCTGAGGCTCGCTCACCGCGGCTGGGTCCGATGGATCTTCGCCGGCAGTGCGCGCGCGAATGGTGTCGGTGAGGGTCGTGATCCGCTGCACCAGCGTGATGGTCGCCGCGGCGTTCTTCTTCGACCAGTAGCGGTCGCCTCGCGTGTCCTTGTCCATCGCCACGATCCCGATGCCGGCGCCGGGCCAGTTGTCCGGGTTGGCCTCGTCGAGAAATACGTCGGTCAGTTTCTCGGACAGCGACTGCAAGCGCTCGAATTGGTCAGTGCGCACGCGCGAGCCTCAGCCACAGGTAGAAGCCGAACGGCACGGCCATGATCGCCGCGACCAGATACCCGCCAAACCAGAGCGGCACGCCCACCGCGATGAACCCCCACGCCGCCAGCCAGATGGCTTCAAACCCGAGCGCGACCAGCCTGTAGCGAACCGCCAGCCAGAAGCACAGCACCAACAGGCCAAAGGCCACGGCGCCACCGCTCAGCGCAAACCACAGCGGCATCTCGTCGCTCATTCCCCGACTGCTCCTGCAATGTCAGGCGCGCGCTGCGGGCCGAAGTCGGTGCCGGCCCCGAGGCCGCCCGGCTCCCACCAATGATCCTGACCCCAATTCCGTTGAGCACGCTTGCGCATCTTCGCAAGATACCCCGGGCTGAGGTTCTCCTGCAATGCGTGCAGCCCAGCATGATCGAGCGCGGCCTTCGCGTACCAGAGATTGACGTACGGCGTGTGCGAGCGCAGCCAGCGCACGAGCTCGGCACCGGCATGCGTCGGCTTGTCGCGCGCCGCTTGCCAGATGTTCGTTAGCCCGACCTCGAAGGCCAGCTCGCCGGCTGCGCCGATCGCCGGCCCGGCCAAGTTCTTGAGGGCGCCGGATGTCATGCCGCCGGGCGATTCGCTCGGATCGGTCAGCAGAAGGTCGCCCAGGATGCCGGCGCCGCCGCCCTGCACGAACGCGCGCAGCCAGAACTTCACGGCGTGCTCGCCCGTCATGTCTACTGGGTCTTTGCCGCTCACGAGCTGCTTGGTCTGGTACGCGATTGCACCTAGCGCCGTCAGCGATACAGTGAGCGCAGCGGCATACGCCACCGGGTTGGCGATCATCGGGGCGCCCTCCATGCCGGCTGGCGTTTCGAGAATGCGGCCCCAGTGGCGAGAGATCATCGCAATCGGGAAAGACTTGAACTGCATCACCGAGCGCGCCAGCTCGCCGCGCACCGTCCCGCGCTGCAGGCCGGCGCCGCTCGTCATCACGCGCGTTGCGAGGTCGGGATTGATGATCGCCGTCTCGGCCTCGTTCAGCACGAACGCTAGAAGTTTCGTTGCCGCTTGCTGCGCATCGGGCCCATGCGTGTTCCATATCGCCTCTGGGGTGATTATGTCCACGCCGCGCAGCTTGTCCGGCGCCGCCGTGCGAATCAAACTCCAATCGGCCTCGGTAATGCCGTTGGCCTCAAGCCGAAAGCGGTCGAACTCAGACAGCCCGCCCCAATCCTTCGCCGCCATGCGCGTTATGCCCTGCATCATCGTGAGAGAAAACGCGCGGCGCAGGCCGTTGGTCCAAGCGTTCAGCAGCGAGGCCTTCATCGTGCTGTGCGCCAGCCGCGACGTAATCCCGTGCCGCATGTGGTCGCCGGCCCAGCGTTGAGAAATTGCTTCGCCGCGGGCGTGTTGGCAAGCGCGATGTTCTTCAGTCCATTCCAATAGCCGAGCTTGTTGTAGCCGGTGCTCACAAAATACGACGGAAGATCAGTGATGGAAGACAGCATCGCGCCCTGTAGCTTCCCCACCACCTCGACATTGCGCACGCCCTGCGCAATCTGTGCCAGCCGCGCATGCTTGGCGCTCTGCGCCGCGCCACTCACCACGGACCAGTAGCTTTCCGGCTCCATGCCGAGCGATCGCTTGACGCCGCCGTCGGCCTTCTCGGCGAGGTCCAGTTGCACGCGCATCTGATGCGCCGGGTTCGGCCCGTACCGCTCCACGAGCGTGATATCGCGCGCCATGCGGGCCACGTGCCCGCTGATCGCGTCATACATGGTGCCGTCGCCGAACTCGCGCAGGTAGTCGATGTAGGCGTCGGCGTCGCGAAAGTGCAGCTCGCGGTGCGCGCCGCCGCGGTTGGCCCGCGCGCCGTCGCCCCTGAATTGACCGGGCTGCAACTTGTTCGCGCCGCCGCTCGACAGCGTTTCCCAGGATGCGCGCAGCACGTCGCGCACCTGGTCATCGGTCATGAGTGAGCCGTCCTCGTTGAGGAAGCGGTTGCGATCGAAGCGGTTCAAGTTCTTCTCGACCCATGCCGTTTGACCAGCCTTCAGGATTCGCACCTGGTCGTGCGGCTGCGGCAGATAGCCGTAATCGAGCTTGCCCACGTCGCCGCCGCCCGCATTGAACCGCGTGCGCGCGTTTTCGGCCATGTCGAGATACACACGGGCGGCTTGCTGCGCGAGCTTGTTGCCGGTTGCACCGTTGGCCTGGCCGTAGATCTCGCGCGCCATGTCGAGCGACATCTTCGGGTTCTGGACGTCAAACAGCCACATCGCCACGCGCCGGCCAGCGCTCGCCCCTTCGCCGGACTTCGCCGCATCGATCAGGCTCAGCAGTTCGCTCATCGCCTGCCGGTGCTCGGAGTGCACCATGTTCTCGGTGTGCCGCAGATCGCGCACCACCGCCTTGTTGCGGCCCTCCTTGTGCACACGCATCAGCGTCGTTATGCGGTCCTCGGTCTCCGCTGTCTTGAGGATCTGCAACTGCGCGCGCTCGAGCTTCTTGGCAGCCTCGCCGCGCATGTCGGCCATCGCTTGCTTGGCGGCGGCAAGCGTGCGCTGGTCGGGCGTCAGGGTGCGCCACTGCGCCAGGTCCGCGCGCGCGAGCTGCTGCGCAGTGCGCCGAATGCGTCCCTCGATGTCACGCAGCTGCGCTTCCGTCAGATCGCGCCCGGCCGCCTGGTTGATCGCCTGTGCGCACTTCGGAGAGATCGCCATCTACCCGCCCCCGATAAAGCAATTGGCCGCGACCATCAGTAGCTCGGCGTCCGCGGTCTCCTTGGCGAGCGCTTCCTGCGCTGTGGTGAGGGCGTCTTTCGCTGATACGCGGACCGGGTTCCCATTTGCATCCTCCAAATCGACCATCATCTCGGGCCGCTGCTGCGCAATCTCCGCGGCCGGATTGGGCGGCGGCGCTTTTGGCACCGCGCGGCCTTCAGGATCGGCCCGCATTGAGTCAACGGCATCGGCGACGACGTTGGATAGCGGCGCCTGCGGGTCCGCCTGCCTGAGCGCCTGTACGCGCGTCAGGAAGGCATCGGCTTGCGCCTCGAACTCGCGCAGGCCGATCGCCATGTTTTGCACTTCGGGCTTGGCCGATGAGGCGAGGTCGTCGAACTTGCCGCCCGCCTTGGCTTGGTCGATGACGGCGCGCGCCTCGGTGATTGTCGAATCGAGCGCCCGGTCAACCGCGCGCGGCGCGGGCGCTTCGGCGCGCACCGGCGCCGGCTCCTGAGCGCGCAGCTCGTCCGCCGCCGCCCGCATGCGGTCCAGCATTTCGCCGACCTTGGCCGCGCCGGCCTCGTCGATCGGCAGCCGGTCCGCCACATCGACGCGTCCATCGCGCACCAGTTGCAGCGCCGAGGTCTCAAGCGCGCGCGCATGGGCCGCTTGCCCGGCCAGGTTCGCAGGATCGGCCAGCGCCGCGCCGTCGGCTGCTTCGCGCGCCAGGATCACCCGCGCCGCCGCGACTTCATCGGCGCTGGGCGCGGCCTTCGCGCCGCGAGCGCGCACGGCGTGCAACCCGAAACCGAACACTGCCGGCGCCAGCGTGGCAACCGCCAGGCCCACGGGGTCAAACGGGTCGAACGTCGCCGCCTGCTGATCGTAGTCGGCATCCTGCAGGATCTTGCGCGCCGCGGCCTGTTCGGCGATGTACATCGGGGCGCCGCTCGCGAGCACGAGTCCCGTGGTGCTCATGAGCGTTTTGCCGACCGCCGGCAGGGCAACAGACACGCCAGCGGCGACACCGCGCACTGCGCCGGCTTTCGCGGCCGTGATCGGGTCAACGCCTTGGTCTTGGAGCTCCAGGCTGCCGGTAATGCCTTCGTCCAGGCCCGTCAGCCCGGCGCCGACAAGCGGCGTCGTCAGTGCGCTGTAGCCGACGGCCTTGGTCAGGAAGCGCGATGCGCCGTGCAGCACGTTGCTCGCCGCGGTAGATGTTTGCGGGTCCGGGCGCCAGTGGGCGACACCAGAGCGCAAGGCCTCGTCAACGTCCTTGTAATGCTGAGCGAGGGCAGCCTTGTCGCGCAAGATGGCCTCGCGCTCGTCCGCAGTCGCATCCTGCTCCTCCGGCGAAACGCCAGCATCGAGCACGGCGCGGCCGGCCCGGGTGAAAGCGCGCAGCGACTCATTAACGCCCTGGGCGAACCCCTTGAACGGCGATGCGATCAGCTCGCCGGCCTGCGACGCAAACGACGGGTCGCGCAGCTTGGGCGGCAGCGCCGGCATCCGCGCCATGCCGTTGATCGTTTCTTGCGCCTCTCGCTCGAACGTCGCATCGAACATGGGGTCACCGCTGCGTGAAGTCGAGGATGACTGGATCGCCCGCCTTGTTGGTGACAAAGCCCGAGCCGGCGCGCACAGCGTACTTGCCTTGGCCGGCGTGCATCAGCGTTGCGCTCGGGAGTTGCCGGGTGAACTGGTCCAGGTCGATCGGCTGGCCCTGCGTGTACACCTTGCCGTCAGGCAGTTGGCCGTAGAGGTCTGGCGGAATCACGCTCGCGCGGCGCTTCTCGAATTGCTCGTCGGTCCATCCGTATGGCTTCGGCACCAAGGACACGCGCTCATCGCCGTTTTCGTCCGGCACGCGCTGCTTGTATAGCCCGCCGGTCGCTATGCGTACCGCGCGCCGAATGTCCTCGCCCTCTCCGGATGCCTTCAGGCCGGCCAAGATAAACCGCGCCGAGTCGATCGCCGCTTGTCGCACCTGCTCATTGGGGTATGCATCGCCGATCTCGGTCGCGATGCGCGCGCGCCAACCAAACCCGGCTGTCGAGTCCTCTTCTACGCCCTTGTCCTTCAGCGCCGCCTGGCCGCGCAGGATCAACTTGGCCACGTTTTGCAATTTGCCGTACGACATCGCCAGCATCAAGCCGCGGTCACTCTCGCCGATCTGCGCCGCAAGCGCCTGCGTAGCGCCGGGCACGGGCTGCAGCGCCGCGCCGAGCGCGCTGACAGCCTGCGCGCGCTCTTCCACCGGCAACACGTTCAACAGCTGGGCGAGCGGCGGCGCCTCGTCTTTCAGCAGCGGCGAAACGGGCTGCTTGGTGATCGCGCTCACCCGGGCGGCCTTGTCCAGCCGCTCGCCGATCTGGCTCATCAGCTCAGGCACGCTGCGAAACTGCAGCGGCCGCACGCCATCCACGAGGCGCCGCTGCGCCGCCCACACGAGCGGGTCTGCGCGCAGTTGCTTCTCGCTCTCGGCGGCGATCTTCTCGAATCGATCGATGCGGGCTTCGAGCTGCGGATTCGTTCCCTCGCGCGCCTTTTTGTCGTACAGCGCGAGCAGCGTTGCCCTTTGCTCTGCGGGCGCAAGCGACGCAAAGCCGCTGCGCTCGCCAGACTGCTGCACCAGCGTCGTCAGCGCCATCTCATACGGCGTGCCGACGGTCGCCTTTTGCGCCTGCGCAACGGTCTGAGCGTCCGGCATGCCGCCGTTATCGACGATACTCTGCACGGCCTTGGTGGCGTACTCGGCCTCGCGCAGGCGCAGCTTCGCTGCCGCCTCAGCGCGCCGGGCCGCGACATCTTGCTGATTGCTGAGGTATTGCTTGCGCGCGAGGATCTGCTGCTCGAGCTGCCCGCGGCGCACCGGGTCTAAGTCCGAAAACTCGTCTGAGTTGATGCGCCCGCGCAGCGCGTCAAGCTCTTTCATGTCGTCGCGCGCGGTGCGCACCATCTCGGCGCCCTGGTTGTATGCCGTGCGCTCGCGGAATGACTGCGTGCGCTTGACGATGGCATCCGGCAGCAGGCCGGCATCGGGCCCCGTCACTTGCAGCGTCTGCGAGAACTCCTTGACCGCCGTGGGCCGGTCCTTCAGCGCCAGCCGCTCGTATTGCTCCTCGGCTGTGTCCAGGCCGGCGAGAACGGTCTTCTGGTTGTAGGTGCGCACCGCATGGCCGAGCACTTGCTTTTGACGTCCAGAGCGCGCGACCGCCTCAGCTTGCAGCATGCCGGCGTCGTCCGGATGCAGATCCCTGATGCTTTCCGAGATCGTCTTGCGCGCCTCTTTGTCGAATGCCGCGTGCGCGCCCTCGGCGCTGATCGAT